TTGGCAGAAAGGCTTCAAGGTGGACGACTTTTACGCCGCCCGCAGCAGGGCTATCCCGCCGCTACCGTGGTCGAATATTGCTCCGCCGTTCTCATGCCGAAGAGGCCCATTTCCGAGTAGCCGGTCTTCACCGCGCCGTAGAAGTTCGTTCCGGCAAGGAAATCATACATCCGCTTCTGGGTCTCATCGAGCCATGCGCGGACTTCGACGTCATCCATGACATCGGAATTGTAGAGCTCGGCCTTGAACCAAGGGCGCGACGAGGAGGACAGCCCGCTCGTCATGCCGCCGGTCAGCGTGCGGAAAGACTGGATCGCATGGCTGTCATAGATGCGGGCTTGTCGACGCGCGTTGCGGTTCGTGTCGCTATTGAGGAAGCGGGAACGGGCGGGCTGCGCGTGGCGGGCTATTTCCTTCCAGTCAGCCTCATAGGGCTGCCGGACGCTCTGCATTCCGGTCAGGCGCTTCTGGCATCGCTCGCGGAGCGTGAGAGCCATTAGCCGAGAGTGCTGGCCGCGCCAGTGACCGAGGGGTTGCCCAGCGCGCCCTGCGCGGAAGTGAGGACGGTTGCCATGAGCGCGCGGCGGCGCTTGGCGGCGTCGTCGACGCGCGCCGTGGTGGAGCCACCGTCAGGGAGCTTGGCCGCCTGTCGCTCGGGGACAGTCGGAACGTCTGGAGTGCTAGTGCAGATGGCTCGTCTCCCCGATCATGGGGAGACCATTTATCCCGCGCCGTTATGCGGTTGAATCGAGGCTAGTCGAGTTCGGCAAGCTTCGGCCATGGCCGAATGGCGTCGATGACAGCTTGCGCCACCTCTTCCGGATTAACGACCACGTATAGCGGCGCCCTTCCCACCACTCCCATCTGATCGCCTGCTACGTTTGCAACCTTGGCGGTGCTATTAATGGCTTCAATTGCAAGGGCTATCTTCTCGGCCTCCACCATCAATCCAACTCCCGATAACGGTCCCGCTCTACCACGTTCCTCCGGATTTCCTCATACACTTCCAGCTTCATGGTCTGGATGTTCGCCAGCAGCACCGCATCCCCGTCGTCGGGCGAACGGCCAAGATCCTCTTTCATTTCGGCCTTGAGGCGAACCATGATGCCGCGCGAAGTCAGCTTCCACTTGTAGGCGGCGAGATCGGCGCGCAACGCAGGGTCGGGCGGGAGCGCTACCGGATCGGGATTCGTCGGGTCGAGCGCCTCCCGCATCCGCCATGCCAACTCAGCGCGGACGTTGGCGAACTTCAGCTTACCGTCCTTGGACCGCTCAAGCGACACATTCGCCGCGTTCACGGGCATCACCTGGACCTCATTCTCGGTCAGGAAGTTGCAGGTGGTCAGGCCCCAGCCAATCACGTCGACATGGACCGCGGCGCGATCGGTGCGGTGGCGGATCACATGGCCGGCGGAGATAGGACCGGCAGCCTCTTGCGGTATCTCGCGCCCTGCGATGCGGATCAGTTCGTCAAACCATGTGCCGTGCCGGCGGGATATGACGAAGTTGTCCTTGCCGCCGACAGCCACGTCGACGCCCATACTGTCCATCTCGCCCTTGGCGTCGCGGGGCTTCCAACGGGCTTGCGCGGCATCGATCCACGCGGTGGGGATCACCTGCCACTCATCGTCCTCTACGCCCGCCGTGAAGTCGCCGTTGAGCATCTGGGAGCGCAGGGGCTCGGGCATGGACTGCAGGGTGTCGATATAGCCCGTCTTCACGTAGAAATAATTGTCCGTCACCCGGCTCGGGATGAACGTGCGGCTCTTTGGCGTGATGATCTTCTCGGGCGAGAACTCGGACGGATCGTAGTCATAGACCGGATCGCCGCGGAACAGCACGAAGGGGCGCTCGTCCTCGACCTCGAAGTCCTTGCCCTTGATCGTGGTGAACCATCGCAATTCGCCGGGCTTGGCGGGATTGGGATGCTTGTCGTTGAGCCACGGCCCGAAGAAGTCTATCACCCATCGGCCTTCTGCCGTCGTGGGCGGGTTGAAGGTCATGAGGATGCGGGCGCGCTGCGCGGGATCGGGGCCACGCGCCCAGCCCATCGTGAAGCGGACCTGAGATTCCCGCATCTCGGTCACTTCGTCATAGGCCTTCAGGTCATGGGCGCGGCCCTGCCATTTCTGGTGATCGGTGGGATTGTCCAGGCCCCCGAACTCGATCAGCCTGTCAGTCACGCGCCAAACCGATTTCTGGCTGTTGTAGCCATCGGTGGACCCAAGGATCTCGGTCATGCGCTGGACGATGCCGTCTGTCTGCGCCTTCTCGCGCCGCAGGATCAGCGTCCGCTTGTGTTGTGTGAGCGCGAGCCCCGAGATCAGGTCAGACTTACCGCCGCCGGCAGCGCCACCATAGCCGGTGATATAGGCTTGGCTGTTGAGCGCTTCCATCTGACGACCCACCTGGGGGCGCCAGATCGTCTCTTTCATGTCAGCGGCAAGGATCGCCTCAATCTCGGCGCGTTCTTCCGGGGTTGCGACCGATAGCAGCCGCTCCCACTCACTCGGCGTCGTCGGAAGGTTCATCGATGCGGCCCTGCAGGCTGGCAGCGAGCGAGGCGAGGCGCGTCATGGTCGAGATGTCGTCAGCAGACTTGATCTGCTCGCCGCCGCTCGTGACATCTACCTTGCTGCCGAACTTTTTGGGGTTCCATACCGCCAGAAGCTTCAGGCGGGTTTCGACGCGCAGCTTGGAGCGCTGGACATGCTCGCCATTGAGACGCCACCCTACTCCTTGCTCATCGTGCTCATCATCCCGACCCGTGCGCATCATCCAGTCGTTGGTAGCATCGTCGGCGATATCCAGCGTCTCTTCGAGAATGGCATCCTCGCCTAATTCGCGCGCGCGCGCGAGTCGTTCGGCAAATTCCTTGTCCGCATCACGTCGATCATAGATCGTTGTGCGCCCCACTCCATGCTTTCGGCACGCTTCTGCGAGAGGAATGCCATCGGACACTTCCTCAAGGATGGCATCCTCGATCGAGCGGTTGAGAACGAGCTTGGGCATATCAGCCCCCTACCCCTTCCATGGCCTCGTGGTGAATCGACCGCTCATATTCAGCGAAGCCGACGGCGACCATGCAGGTCAGGAAGGTCTGGACATCCATCCCCTCGCGGCGGGCTGCGACGATGATCCGCCGACCCGTCTCGTTGTCACGTTGACGGACTGCCGTGATGGCGGGTGCGGGAACATTGCGCTTGCGGTTGCGCCAATGGATCGCGGGATTGCGAACGGGCGCGGTCTGCTTGCCGGTTTCCACGATAGTGATCCTCCGTTCCTTCTGGTAGCGCTCGATGGCGATTAATCCCTGCCGCTGCAGGCGCGTGAGGATGTAGGGCGGGCTGCTGACCGACCCGTCAATTATGTCGGCCAGATCCTGATTGCTGGGACACGGCGCACCGACATCGGCCGCTTCGGCCACCGCGGTAAAAACCAGAGCTTCGGCAAGCCTTGGGTCCGTGTAGCCCATCATGCCCTCCCCAGATTTTTGACCCAGCACCAGGCCGCAGCAATCAGGGCCAGCGGCCCAAGCGCGAGATGACCCGTCGCGACATTGGCGACGATCACCCCGTCTACCTGTCCGCTTAGCCCGATCGAGCGAAGGCGCCGCTGCGCGTCATCGTGATCTTCGGCCGTGATCTCCAGCGAGCAGGCCCGGCCGCCATGGCGATACGTAGCGAGGTAGCGCTTCGCCACCACCCCCATCACCGCGCCCCCTCGGAAACCGTGTTGGTCATGGTCGCTCGTTTGCCTGGCCGCTTGTGTTCAGCGCAGCGACAGCTCTCGGGCGCGAAGTCCATCCGAGTGTATTGGTCGAACGCGGCGCCGCATTCCGCGCACCGTCCACGCCAGATCGAAACTTGCACCTCGTCACCATGCCGGTTGGTGCGCTGGTCGTGCTGGACGATCATGTAGGCGTGTCGCCCGATCGAAATGCCAAACCCGACTTCCGGCTGCTGGTCAAAAACGATCCTCATTCCCGCCTCCATTTGCTCCACCTTGCCGCACCACCTGTTGCCGCTGCTCCATCCGTTGCTCCACCACCCCCACCCCTTCAGGGTGTAGGGGTGGTGGAGCAGGATTTCGGCCTTGGATTTGCTCCACCTTGCTCCACCTTGCTCCACCGCAATTTTCAGAGGTGGAGCAGGTCATTCCGTCACCCAATTTCCAACCACCACGAACTTGCGTTTCCGGCGGGCGCTGTCTTCCTGTTCTACCACCTCAAGCACACCATTCTTGATCCATTCTTTCACCAATATGGTTATTCGCTTGGTGTCCTTGGGGTCGTCGGCGTCCATCATCAGGGCATCGGCGACGGCCCTTCCGACCCATGCGTTCGACTGCCGGTTCTCGCGCCACTCACCCGCGCCGACAGCCTTCTGGACGCGCATGACATGGGCGACGGTGATGCCGTCGAACGCATCCGGGGCTTTCCATGGGCAGGCCACGCCGACGCTGTCGCCATTGTCCAGATCGACGTTGTTCATGCGATACCAGGTCGTCGATCCGGGCGGCGCGAGGTTGGCCTTGTCGTTGTCGACGCGGAAAAAGAAGCGCGCTTCGGCCTCGGACACGCCGACCTTCTCGGCCTCGTCCTTGGTCATGCGGTTGAACACCATCACGGAGCGCGCGGCGCCGATGAGGGCGCTGGCACCGCGCGCGCTGTCTGCGGTGGCCTCCTGGCCGTTCTGCTTGCGGACATGATGCACGAGGTTGATCGCGCATCCGGTGACGCCGGCAACACGAGCCCATTCCTTCGCCACCATATCGATCGCCATGTTGTCGTTTTCTGAAACGGCATGGCTGGAGACGAACGGGTCGAGGATCAGCACGTCGATGTTGCGCGCCTTGATCTCATCGATGATGGAGTCGACAACCGGACGGATGATGCGGACGCCGGACATGTTGTCCTCGGCGATGACGCAGCGTTGATCGCGGCCGCTGTCGACGAACAGGCGATCGGCGATGTCCTCGGGCTGGATGCGGAACCGTTTGGCGGTCGCGTGCAGCCGGCGCTCGGTTTCCTCGGCGGGATCTTCGAGATTGTAGAGCCAGACGCGCAACGGGCCTTCGTGGAGCGTTTGCCCATAGATGTCGCGGCCCGACGCGAGAGCGAGCGCCTCGCCGATCTTGAGCGAGGATTTGCCGACGCCACCGGCTGCCACGTCGACCGAGAGGAAGTCGCGCAGGAGGTGCCGGCCATAGAGCCATTGGCGCCGGGGAATGTCGGCCTCGGCGCGCCATGTGAACGGGGTGGCCTTGATCGCGGCGGGCGCTGTGACCGGCTCGCCATAGGCCGGCGGCTCGTCCATCCACGAGGGCACGTCATCTTCGAACGACGGATCAAGCGGCATGGCGACGCCCCTTCGTGATATTGATTTCGGGGATACGCGGCGGCTTGGTAAGCTGGAGGCGCAGAGCCTGGGCGAGCTTGCTGTTCGGCACGTCGATGGACTGGACCTCGCGGATTTCGGCGCTAGCCTGCGCGGAATAGCCGTCGATCACGCAGGCGGCGGTGGTGTCGCCGATCCACTCCAGCGGCGTGCCGACCATACGGAGCATGACAACCTCGCCGGGGAACGCGCCCTGCGCGCGGCGGACGTTGTCCATACCGAGAATGGTGCCGTTCCACGTCCTGAGCGCCCAGCGGCTCGGGGCATCAGGCGAAAAGGCGATGATGTCGACCAGCGCGCCATCCTCGACGACGCCGACCATGAAATGGAGCGCGCCGGCCTCATCGGGCCCCCAGCGGTCTCCGGTGGGGTCGATGGCGGCGCGACCGATGCCGAGTATTCCCTTGGCGGTCAGCAGCGGCCATTCGGTGCCGCCGTGCGCGCGGAGCCACTCGCAATGCGGATGCTTCAGCGCATCGGCATAATGGGCCATTTCCGACGAGAGGCTCATGCGGCCTCCATCATCAGGAACGGCGCGCCAAGCGCGCGGAGCCACGCAATCGCCTCGTTGGCGTCGCGCTGAACGGATACGTCAAAGCCGTTGCGGGCGAGACGCTCGAACCATTCGGACTGGTTCTCCGACATGCGGCCCTTGGTCGCCTTAAACTCGATGAAGGCGATGCGGGGCTCGACGTTGGCCGGGTCATTACCGTGCGACCAGAGGCACATCACGTCGGGGAAGCCAGCGGACAGGCCCTCGCGCTTGACCTGGGCAGCCGCGCCGCGCGTGCGCTTGCCGGCATTGGGGATCGCGACCACGGACACCGCCGGGCAGAGCATTTTCACGCGCGCGCGAAAGCGGGTCTGGATCGCGATCTCGCTCATTGCGCGGCTCGCTTCTGGCGGGCGATCGTCAGTTCATATTCGATCTGCTTCGGCGGCACGCGGAACATGCGGCCGAGGCTGTCGACGGTGAATTGATCGATCGAGCGCGCGGACGTGAGCAGCGACTTGAGCTGCGCCAGCGCCTGCGCCTGGGTGATCTGCTTGTCGGGGTATTTGCTGAGGCGCATCAGAACAGCCCCAACTGGACGCCATAGGTTTCGCGGAGCGCGTTCTGCTCGTCGCGCTTCTGGCGCTCGATGGCGCGCTCCTTGATCGCCCACTTGATCGTGGGAATGTCGTATCCTTCGGACTTGGCGAGCGCGAAACGCTCCTTGATGTCCTCGTTCAGCCCCTTGCGTTCGTCGATCAGCCGTTCGGCGGCTTCGATGTGCAAGCGCAGGCGGTCGGCGCCATCAGTCATATCTGGATCTCCGGCATGTTGTGCGCGGCACGGATTTCGTTGGCGCGGGCGATGCAATCGGGGTTGCGGCGCCTCGTCTCGGCGGCCTTGTTGGCGCGCGCCTGATTGTCCTTGCGGCAGAGGCGGCGGTTTCCGAGCGCGAGGTCGATGTCGTAGCCGCGCGGGATAGTGGGGAGTGCGCGCCGTGCGCGGCGGGGGCGGAAGGGCCAGATCACGCGGCGGCTCCGAATAGAGAGCCTTGACGCTCGGCGTCGTCGATCCGCCTGCACGCGGTATCAAAGTGCGCCGGGTTCATTTCAATCCCGATGAAGCGGCGACCTTCGCGGTGGCAGGCGATTCCCGTGGTGCCCGAACCCATAAACGGGTCGAGAATGAGCGGATCAGGGAGATCGATGGCGACACGAACAAGCTTCACCATCAGGTCGACCGGCTTTATCGTCGGATGGACCGAGGAATCGCCCGACGCCTTTGACACCCAAAATCTCGACTTGTCGTGGTAGGTGCCGCCGAGGCGAACGCCCTTCCAGAAATGGAAAACATATTCCGTATCCGGCAGGTAGTTTGCCCCACAGAGCGGCGTCGGGTTGGTCTTGTTGAAGGTGGTGAGGTTCCAGCGGAAGCCGTTGGTGTCCGCAAATTCGATCATGCGGCGCATCTGGGCCTTGGCGCAGAATACCGTCAGGGACGGAGCCACACCGAGAAGCATGTCGGGATCGAACCCCTCATGCAGCTTTTCAGCGTAGATATCTTTGTAAACCTGCCGCTTACCACCGAGACCGCCACCCATGGGAACGAACTCATAGGGCGGGTCGGTCACAACGGCGTCGATGCCGGTCAGAGTCGGAACGATCTCCCGCGCATCGCCCAGATAGAGCGTGGCGCTTCCGATGTGTTCGACGCGCATCACGCCACTGCCCTCGGCTTGCGGATTTCACTGCACCGCTCCAGCCACCGGCCGGTTTCATGGTGCAGTGATCGCATCAGCGCCTCACCGTCCAGATATTCGCAATGGGCGGTGCTTTCGGCGGCCGGGCTGTCGGGGTGCGCATATTCCTGCAATTTCAGGTTCACGCGCGCGATCAGCACCTTGAGGTCGTCGGTGTCGCAAACGGCGGTCTTGTCCACCACGCGGCGGCCGTAGAGGTCGGCGATGTCGTCCAGCGCCGTTTTGTCGGCATAGAGCGCGTCCCACAGCCGCTTCGGGTGCGGCGCGCTTCCGGCGAACAGATTGCGCAGGCCTTTGGGCGTCATGTCCATCACGAAGGCGAGCACTTTCAGGCCCACCTTGCGTTCCGCCCTGCCCAGCCCGGCAAGCATCGCGCCATGGAATTGATCTTCCCCGACCGAACTTGTTTCGGGAACGACACTGCTGCGCTGCGTCATTATTTCAGTCCTCATGGTCAGTTGCATTGCTTTGGATGGGTTGCCGATCGGCGAGGCCGCGCGACATGCGGTCCATCGCGCCCGTTTCCGCGCGGCGGCGCGGGATCGCGGCATCACGGGTCGACGGCGGGAAAACCTCGTGGACCGTCGGCGCGGTCTGGATTTCGTGGACCGTCGGCGCGGTCTGGATTTCGTGGACCAGCCACGCGAGGCCCGCCACGCCGATAATGACCGGTAGCGGCCGCCAGATCGCCCATAGGAGCGCCATGGCGGCGAACGGGCCGACGACGGTGGCGATGATGGCGGCCCGGCGGCGCATCACCCGATCACCCGCATGGATGACGTGCGCGGGAGATGGCGCCAGCGACGATCGCGGACGATATGATGAAGGTTGACCTTGGAGCACTGCGGATAGGCAGCAGCCAACGTCGCGAGCGTGTCGCCAGCGGCATAGCGGCGCCGGATCGCGATCACGTCAACATCGGTGAGCTTCGCGCACCACACCTGTGTGCCGCGCAGGGTCATGCCGCGACCTGCGAAACGGCTGAGAGAACCTTTTCCATCTGCGCGGCAGGGATTTGGCCACGCTGGAACCAGCCCTGCACCGTCGAGGCGTTGCGATGCCCGAGCAGTCGGGAAAGCTTCCGAATGCCGCCTAGCCGCTTGATGATCCGCTGATGTTCGGTGAGATTGTCGAGCATACGCATGGTGTACGCGTTCAGCGTATAGGCGTCAATGTGGATAGTGTACGCGTTCGGTGCGAAAACACGCCCATGTCTGATGTACTGACGATAGGTTCGCGCTTCCGGGCGCTATGGGAACGGTCTGGGCTATCGCAGCGCGAGTTAGCCGAGGGTGCCGGCTTCAATCATGCGTCTGGAATACAGCGCTATGTCGACACAACGCATGACACGCCGATCAAGCCAGAAGTGGCCATCCGCTTTGCAAAGGCGCTCGCCGGGAAGGGCAGCCCCGCGATCCTGGCCGATGAGGTTATGGCCCTGACCGGCCTCCCTCAATCAAACGCCCAGCCCGTGAAATTTGAAGGCGCCCCGTCTGTTGTGCTGCGCGACGATCTGCCAATATTCGGGACCGCCCTTGGCGCGCCGAAGATAGTGGATGGTGAGGCAGTGGAGCAAACGACGCTTAATCGCGGCGAGGTCGTTGAATATATCAAGCGGCCAACCATCCTGAATGGCACGCCCGACGCCTATGGGCTCTATGTCCAAGGCTCATCGATGTATCCGGTCCACCCGGAAGGAACGCTCCTCCTTGCGCAAGCCAAGAAGCCGCCGCGCGTCGGCGATGATGTTGTTGTCTATCTGCGCTGCAACGGCGACGACGACGACGGCGAGCGCGCCCGTGGCGTTCTGGTGAAGCGCCTGGTGCGCCGGTCAGCGCAGTATGTCGAGCTGCAGCAGTTCACGCCTGACATGACGTTCCGGCTTGATGCCGCAGACGTGCTGCGGATCGACCGCGTGCTGACATTGGGGGATCTACTTTCGTAGGAGGGGGTATGGCAGGGCTGTTTGGTGGCACCCTTGGCGTTTTCGTGCTGTTTGTGCTTTGGGAATTCGCCCTGTTTAAGCGGGTCATGGACGACCCGCTAAAAGGCAAGATGCTTTCCGTTTTGGCGGCTTGGCTGACCATCGGCGGCGTGGCCGGCTTCGGGCTAGCTAACGGCGGCCCATATTATTGGCCCGCCTTCGGGGTCTATGCGATCCCAGCCGTCATCGTCGGCACGTTCGCCTACTGGCGCGGATCGAAACTCCGAGAGGAAATCGAGCAGGCTCCAGTCTCGGAGGACGTGATAGACACCTTCCGCTAGACCAGTTCAATCATCTCAGCCCCGCCTAGAGCGGGGTTTTTTGCGCCTCGATTCGAACGTACGCAAAAAAACGTACGCGTCGTGTTGACATACACATTGTGTACGCGTACACCACCTCCATCAGCCCAACCGGCGATGGAGATGACCGTGCAGCAGCCGACCAGCAAGAAATACGAGATCGTCAAGGACGACACCGTAAAGACATGGGGCGGCCGGACACTGTTCCGCATCCGTGCGCTGGTTGACATTGCCGCGATGAGCATCTCCGCCGGCGATCTCGGCGGATATATCGAGCGTGAGGAAAACCTGTCGCAGGTCTACGGCGATGCGTGGGTCTCCGGCAATGCGCGGGTCTCCGGCAATGCGCGGGTCTCCGGCAATGCGCAGGTCTCCGGCGATGCGCGGGTCTACGGCAATGCGCGGGTCTACGGCAATGCGCGGGTCTACGGCAATGCGCGGGTCTCCGGCGATGCGCGGGTCTACGGCAATGCGCAGGTCTCCGGCAATGCGCGGGTCTCCGGCGATGCGCGGGTCTACGGCAATGCGCAGGTCTACGGCAATGCGCGGGTCTCCGGCGATGCGCGGGTCTACGGCAATGCGCGGGTCTACGGCAATGCGCGGGTCTACGGCAATGCGCGGGTCTCCGGCGATGCGCGGGTCTACGGCAATGCGCAGGTCTCCGGCAATGCGCGGGTCTCCGGCGATGCGCGGGTCTACGGCAATGCGCAGGTCTACGGCAATGCGCGGGTCTCCGGCGATGCGCGGGTCTACGGCAATGCGCGGGTCTACGGCAATGCGCGGGTCTACGGCAATGCGCGGGTCTCCGGCGATGCGCGGGTCTACGGCAATGCGCAGGTCTCCGGCGATGCGCGGGTCTCCGGCGATGCGCGGGTCTACGGCGATGCGTGGGTCTACCGTCCAAATCACCTTGGATGGTTCTCTTGCGTCGGCAGCGAAAATGGCACGCTCTGCTGGTTCATCCAGAAGGATCGCGGCGTCAGGGTATCGCGCGGATGCTTCGCGGGATCGCTGGAAGAATTCGGTGAAGCCGTTGATGAGCGGCACGGGGACGGCCCTGACGGCCAGCAATACCGCCTGCTGATCAAGTTCATCGAACTGCGTGCGGCAGAGGCGCTGAAAGACTTCCATGCCGAAGATGCGCCTGCTCCGGCCGAGGCCGCTTGATCATGGGCCGCTACCCCACCCAGACCGCGACCCGCGTTCTCCTTGAGAGCCAGCGCGACCGCCTGCGGGATGCGATCATCACCAGCCCGCTTGCCACGGTGTTCGCCCGCAACAGCGCCGAACGCTACCTGAAGCGGGTCAACGACGCGCTGGGTTTCACCGATACCGCTCTGTCTGCCAGCGCCGGCCTGTTTGGTCGCAACGGCTGGGCGCCCGGCATCGATGACGCGATCACCTCGCTTCGCCGCCAGCACGAACTGACCGCGCTCGCCAAGGTGGACGCGGCTGCCGCCAAGAGGATAGCGGCATGACCCAGCTCGAACGCCTCCGCGAAACAACCGCCATCCTCGACGCCGCGATCGCCAAGCAGACGCTGGCCCACATGCGCGAGCAGAACTGCGCGCTCCGCAACGTCGAGCCGAGCGACGATATGGTGGCCGAAATGGTCCGCGCCGACGACGCGCTCGGCCTCGCCAAGCACGATTTCCACGCCGCCCTCCGCGCTGCCGGGTTCGACCCCGACCAGATGCGCGAATGGTGCGAGGCGTAAGCAAACAGGAGGATTTATGAACAAGATAATGAAGTTGACGACCGAGCAGGAGGCGCGCTTTCCCGAGTTCGTCCGCAAGTGGATAGACATCGGACTGTCGACCGAGCCGGCGGATCGGCCGCGCGCTGAGGCGGCGATTGCGGGGCTGTATAAGCTCGCAAAGCTCCGCGAACCGCGCGTTATATGGCTCCCGTGCCCGATCAGTGCGGCACTAAGCGCAGTAGTCTACGCATCGCTGATCCAGCATCGGCTGATCGAGGGCAAGGACAGCGCCGTGGGCAGCGCCGTGGGCAGCGCCGTGGGCAGCGCCGTGGACAGCGCCGTGTACAGCGCCGTGGACAGCGCCGTGGGCAGCGCCGTGGGCAGCGCCGTGGGCAGCGCCGTGGGCAGCGCCGTGGACAGAGCCGTGGGCAGCGCCGTGTACAGCGCCGTGGGCAGCGCCGTGTACAGCGCCGTGGGCAGCGCCGTGGGCAGCGCCGTGGACAGCGCCGTGGGCAGCGCCGTGGGCAGCGCCGTGCGCAGCGCCGTGCGCAGCGCCGTGGACAGCGCCGTGGGCAGCGCCGTGGGCAGCGCCGTGCGCAGCGCCGTGGACAGCGCCGTGTACAGCGCCGTGGGCAGCGCCGTGTACAGCGCCGTGGGCAGCGCCGTGGGCAGCGCCGTGGGCAGCGCCGTGGACAGCGCCGGATATTCATTCTTTGGTGGTGGGCTCTGGAGCGCAGGATATGCAGCCTGGGCCGATTACTTCAGTGATGCCTGCGGGGTCGCGATCGACAGAAACTTTCTGGAAATGACCGCAAGCTGTGGCTTCTACTGGACGCTTGATGGCATCGTATTCGCATCGGAGCGTCCATCTGAAATCCATCTGGACGATTCCGGCCGGCCGCACTGCGAAACCGGCATGGCGATTAAATACGCCGGCACTGGATGGGGTTTAACCTATTGGCATGGCGTCAAGGTGCCTGACCACTGGATCGCCAACCGCGCGGATATCGACCCGAACGAGGTCATCAAGGCCGATAATGTCGAACAGCGCGCTGCTGGCGCAGCCATCGTTGGCTGGTCCCGAATGCTCTCTGTCCTGAAATGCACGGTCATCGACGATAGCGGATCGCCTGATGTCGGCCAGTTGATCGAACTGAGCCTGCCCGGGCTGCGCGAGCCAGGTCGCTTCCTCAAGGCGCACTGCCCTCGCAACGGGATCATCGTCGAGGGCGTCCCGCGCATTTCCGACATTGATCGACTTCCGATCGAGACCGCTTTCGCGGCGCAAGCGTGGCGCATCGGCGATCCGCAAAGCGAATACTCCCACCCCCCGATCCGAACCTAACCACCCACAAAGAGGAATTAAGCATATGACGAAGCAGATCATCGGCGCCCAAGGCGAAATCACCATCATCAAGATTTCCGCGCTGCCGGAGAATGCCGAAACGAAGTCGGTCGAACGGACGGCTAAGGGCTGGATCATCAGCCACAGCGAGAATGGCAATCACCACTTGCTGACTGGCGGTGATGTGATGGAGCGCGTGAGCGACGTGCCGGCTGGGATGCAAATCCTCTACGCGCTGCTCGATGAACCGGCATCGCTGATCCAGGACGCGGCCGTTCCGCACGGCGGATACGATCTGGAACCCGGCATCTACGAAATGCGGATCAGTCGCGAGTTCGACCCCTTCGCCGAGCAGGCGCGTCGGGTCGCTGACTGATTTCCCCAGACGCCCGGTGCGATCGGGCGCGAGGATGAAATCAGGAGGATTTCTCCATGACCCCGCTTTTCCCCCGCCGTCATCTGGAGGCAATGATGCTCCACCGACACGCGCAATATCAAGGCGTCCATACGCGCCGGCAGTTTGAACGGCAGATCACCGACCAGCCTTGGGATGGCGCGCGCGATCCCCACCGCATCGCGCTTCGTCGCGCGGTTGCCCCTGCGCTGGCCCTTGCGGCGCTGCTCTCGGCCTTTGTGTTCGGGATGATGGCACTGTGAGCACTTGCCTCGAATGCGGCCGCCGCGCCGATGAGTGGCTGACGTTCTGCGCTGCCTGCGCCGCCGAATACCCTTCCGCCGCTGCTTCCATCCCCACGACGGCTACGCCCCGCCGGGAAGCAGCATCACCCGCCACGGACGCGCATCCCCCTGTCGCGTCGGGTTCCTGCGGCCTGCCTTTCGTGGCTGGGCTCGCCGCAAACGCCAATTCAAATGGAGCGCTGTAATGGAAGCGGCCACCCTAAATCTTGAACCCGTAGCGTCCGCCGGCACCGATCTAGCCATCGCAGTGGCTAGCGATCCCGGTATAGTGCTCATCGACAGCCAGAAGTTTGACGCCTGGTATGACAAGCTGAAGGCCGAGGCGCCCACTGATGCGGACGTTTCCACCTCGAAGGGCCGCGATGTCCTGCGCTCATATGCCGCCAAGGTGCGGTCGGAGAAGGCGGGTATCGATAAGGCTCGTCTGCGCCTGACCAAAGAATGGCGCGACATGACCGCGCAGGCAAACGCCGCCGGGAAGATCATCGGCGAGCGCCTGGAGTCGCTCGCCGCCGAGGTTCGAAAGCCGTTGACTGATTGGGAAGCGGCCGAGAAGGCGCGCGTCGATGCATGCCGCAGCAAGATCGACTGGCTGATCAATGCCGGGGTCGTCACCATGGACGATACCGTTGAGACCGTCAGGACGCGCGGCAGTGAGGTCTATAGTGTCGAGGTCGGCGAGGCGTTCGGTGACATGGCCGGCGAGGCTGAGGCGGCGAAGGCAAATGCCATCGCGACATTGAAGGCCGGCCTGTCGCGCCTTGAGCGGGAGGAGGCCGAGCGCGCCGAACTGGAAAAGTTGCGCGCCGAAGCCGCCGCCCGAGAAGCGAAGGAAGCTGCAGAGCGCGAGGAGCGCGAACGCGTCGAGCGCGAGGCCGCAGAGAAACGCGCCGCAGAAGAGCGCCGCATTGCCGCCGAGAAGGCAGAGGCGGAGCGGATCGAGCGCGAGCGCAAGGAGGCTGCCGAGGCCGCGCAGCGGGACGCCGAACGCAAGGCGCAGGCCGAGCGCGACCGTATCCAGCGTGAGCATGACGAGGCGCTGGCCGCTGAGCGTCGCCGCGCAGAAGACGCCGAGCGCGCCGCACAAGCCGAACGTGACCGCGTGGCCGCCGAAAGGGCTGCGGCCGAGGCTGAAGCCCAGCGCCTCGCCGATGAGCAGGCGGCTCGCGAGGCTGACAAAAAGCACCGCACCTCCGTCAAAACGGCCGCCAAGCAGGCGTTCATGTCGTGCGGTGCCGACGAAGAGACCGCCAAGAAGATTGTCATGGCCATCATCGCTGGGGAAGTGCCGGCGATAACGCTGAGGTTCTGATCATGAATAACCCATTCGCAGTTGGATATGTCGACCCGTCGACCTCGGACAATGAGCCGGTCCATATCTCGACGCGCAACTCCATACGCATCCACGACAAGCTCATCCAAGGATCGGACGAGTGGCTTGCCGCCCGCTGTGGCCTGCTGACCGCCAGCGAAATGAAACACATCATCACGCCGACGCTGAAGGTGGCGGACAACGACAAAACGCGCGCGCACCTCTGGGAATTGCTGTTCCAGCGCCTCACCCGGTTCGTCGAGCCGCAATATGTGTCCGATGCGATGCTGCGCGGGCAGGAGGACGAGATCTACGCCCGCGCGGCCTATTCCGAGCACTACGCGCCGGCCCTCGAAGCGGGCTTCATCACGAACGATCAATGGGGCTTCACGATCGGCTATTCGCCTGACGGCCTCGTTGGCGACGACGGCCTGATCGAGTGCAAGTCGCGGGCCGGGAAGTTCCAGGTCCAGACAATCGCCGAAAACGAAGTCCCGGCCGAATACATGATCCAGCTTCAGACCGGCCTTCTGGTTTCCGGCCGGAAATGGATCGACTTCATCTCATATTCCGGCGGCCTGCCGATGTTCGTCAAGCGCGTCGAGCCTGACGCGCAGATACAGGACGCCATCCTTACCGCCGCCCAATCCTTCGAACTCAAGCTGGCGGAAAAGGAGCGGGAATACCGTGCTTCGCTCGCCGCCATGGCCAAGCTGATCCCGACTGAGCGTCGGACTGACATGGAGATAATCCTGTGACTGAAATGGTAGATATGTCCCGCTTCGTCGAGGCGAAGTCGGACCAGCTCAACGCCGACGACCTGATCGGCGCCCCGCGCACGATCACGATCACCCGCGTAACCGGCAATGATGGCGATCAGCCTGTTTCGATCTTCTATCAGGGCGACAACGGCAAGCCGTTCAAGCCCTGCAAGACGATCCGTCGCGTCCTGATGGGCGTGTGGGGCCGCTATGCCAACGAGTATGTCGGCAAGTCTATGACGCTCTATCGCGACGATAAGGTCACGTTCGGCGGGCTGGAAACCGGCGGCATTCGCATCTCGCACATGAGCGACATCGACCGGGAAATGATCGTGGTCGTCATGAAGTCGAAGGGGAAAAAGGCAGGCGTGAAGATCCTGCCTCTCGTCGTCGAGCAGAAGGCCGACAAGGTGGCCGATGGCGTCCGCGCGCTGATCGAGCGCATCCAGAATGGCGAGGATATCGACGCCGACCCCGCCGTCGCCAAGCAGCGCGCTTGGCTGGCTGACAACCGCCCGGAGCTGGCCGCCAAGGTGGATTTGGCGATTGCCGAGCGCAGGCCGGCGCAAGGTGATGACGATCCCTTCGGGCTGCCGGTTCTCGACCACGGCGAAGCGCAGACCACCGTTGACCCCGAAGCCGATATCCTCGCCCACATCGCCCGCAAGACGACCGCGATGGACGTCAACAGCCTCGTCAGCAGCCGGATCGGCGAACTGGATGACGAAGCGGCGGAACGGGTGCGCGCGGCTGCCGTGGACCGCATTGCGGCGATCAAGGAGGCAGCGAAGTGATCCGGCACAAGTCCGAGGCGCCGCCGAACTTTCGCGAGATAGCGGAGGGGAAAAGCGTCAACGCGGTCAAGAAGGTCATCGGCCGCCATTATAAGACGATCGAGCGCTGGTTTGCAGAACACGGCATGGAGCCCGTGCGTGGCCTGGCAAAACCGCGCACGGAAGAGCCGACAGGGTTCCGCGACATGGCGCGCACCGCGACGCTCGTTGAGCTTGCCAAGCATTTCCACATGAGCAAGCACACGGCGGCGCGGCTGCGGAATGAATGCGGGGTGTCGCGCAAGATCAAGTCCGGCGCCGTCGATCGCTCCACCAGCGGCGGCAAGCGCATCTCGTTCAACCGTCCCGGCACCCTCGCCGCCCCCGTCTCCCAGCGCGACGACAGCGTTGCCGGCCAAGCGGCCGACTTCCTGCGCCGGCGGGACTGGAAGGTCCACCGGATCGACGATCAGGGCCGGTTCGATCTCAAAGGCAAGCGCTACCAGTGCGGGCGGCTCCAGGTTTCAGCGCCCGAGTTGATCGCGATGGCCGAGAACAAGGGTTTCGTGCCGTTCCGCGTGTGGAGCGAGGCCGCCTGACATTCCCATCCCGCTCGCGGTGAGCGGGTTCGGGGCGGCGCTAACGGGTCTGTTTTTGCCGCCCCGCATGATTTCGAGAGGTAAGCTGCCATGATCACGATTACCGCCAAGCAGGCATTCGAGAAATACGACGCGGCGCTTTCCGCTGGCGGCATCGCCCAAGGCGTCTGGAACAGTGAACAGGATGGCCGGCACGTCGCCTGCGCGCTCGGCGTGATCGACCCGAGCATTGACGCTGCATCGAAGTGCCCCGCCTCTGTCATGCCCCGATGGCTGGCCCAGATGGTGCCGTGGCTGTTCGACAATCAGCGCGCGGAAGATGCCTTCGCGTGGGGGAGCACCTTCTATGCCGAACTCGCGCGGCTCGACGGGCAGGTTCCATTCACCGTGGTCTATGACTGGCACGCGAATGTTTCGTGCGTCATGGGCATAGAGGCAGCCGAAAAGCGAGGCCGTGACCCTGAGCCGCACCGCAAGTTGCAGGCGCTCCACCAACGCGCGCTGAACGGCGACCGCGCTCCAGTCGATGAGTGGCGGTCGGTTTTGCGCAACGCCTACGCCGACACCTACGCCTACGCCTACGCCTACGCCGACGCCTACGCCGACACCTACGCCTACGCCTACGCCGACGCCTACGCCTACGCCTACGCCGACGCCGACGCCGACACCTACGCCTACGCCTACGCCTACGCCGACGCCGACGCCGACACCTACGCCTACGCCTACGCCTACGCCTACGCCGACGCCGACACCTACGCCTACGCCTACGCCTATAAAACGGCGATCAACCGTCTCGCGGTCGGCTTGGTCGAGTGCATGGCGCGCGTTCCGACCGACGCCGGCCAGATCGGGCGGGGGTGCGGGGAGTGATTATCATCCACGGCATCGGCGATTTCGTCGCACTCCGCAGTGCGGAGAGGCTCCTTGCGTCCGCAGGGTTCTCGCTGGCGTCGGGCTGCCGAGCGCAGCCGACCGGCCTCATGTTTGGGGACTGGGAGATCGCCAAATGGCGCAACCTGTCGCCGCAGGAGCGCGACGCCCTGCATGGAGTGATGACGGGGGATCGCCGCAACGGGCCACTTAAGATCACGCTGACTGACTGTTGCCCGGCGGAGGGGATGCGCGCCTTCTGCGATGCTGCCGGGGATCTGGAGGGTATCGCATGACCGCCCACCCCGAACCCCGCCCGCTGGAGGTGGAGTGCCCCGTCTCTCCGCTGCCGTCGCGCCGGCACCAGGTCGACACAACCATGGAGAGCGGGCCGAACAACTGTTTCTTCTGTGAGAAGCCGATGCCCCGCAGAAATTGCAATGGAGATGACCGATGAAGGGAGACATGCGT